AATTATCTAAATAGTAAAAATCATTTTGAATATCATATTACATCAGGAGAAGATAATTCGGTTATCGTAACACTTGATTTGTTGAAAAAAAGTAGTGAAAATATTAAAAAAATGCAAGAAATAGAATACAGTGGATTCGTTTACGATTTGACAACAGACAACCACCATTTTGCAGCAGGCGTTGGTAATATGATTGTCCATAATACGGATAGTGTATTCTTCACATTCAATTTACAAAATCCAGAAACTGGCGAAAAAATTCGTGGTAAACCTGCACTAGAAATGACAATCGAAATTGCACAAGATGCTGCTAAATTATGCACTCAATGGTTGAAACCTCCTATGGAATTATCTTATGAAAAAACGTTGATGCCATTCATACTCCTTTCTAAAAAGAGATATGTCGGAATGTTGTATGAAGAAGATGCAAACAAAGGTAAATTGAAATATATGGGGCTTTCATTGAAACGCCGCGATTCGTGCGATTATTTAAAAGATACATACGGTGGAATTCTCAATATTCTTATGAAAGAAAACAGTATTAAACCCGCGATTGATTTCTTGGAAAAATCGTTGAATGATTTGATAAAAGGTGTGGTGCCAATGGATAAACTCATGCTTACAAAAGCTCTTCGTAGTGATTATAAAAATCCGCAACAAATTGCACATCGAGTATTAGCTGACCGTATTGGCCAGAGAGACCCAGGAAATAAACCAAAACCTGGCGATAGAATACGATTTGTTCATTTTGTAAATGATGATAAAAAAGCATTACAGGGTGAAAAAATAGAAACCCCTGAATTTATTATATCCAATAATTTAAAAATAGACTATATATTTTATATTACAAATCAGTTAATGAAACCTCTTCAACAATTATTGGGTTTAGCACTTGAACAAATATGGACATATCAAAATAAACACGGTATGATTAAGACGTTTAAAAAAGATATGGTACAAATGGAAAAAGAATATGATAATTTAGAGATATTGATGAAAAAACGCGAAAAATATTGCTCTGCGAAAATAAAAGTATTATTATTTGATAAAGTATTAAACCAAATTAATAATGATAAAAACAATATACAAGAAATCACGAATTTCTTCACCAAAAGAAAATAGTGATTATTAAGATTCTGTTATATATATTTCTAAAAATATTGCTAATAACATGGGGAATTGCCATGCCGAAAATATATCTTTATATTCTTTCGATTTTACCACTAAAACCATTATGAAAATAAAAAAACTAATTAACATTACAACAAACATTAATAGTTTGAAAATCGATTTTAAAAAAATAGCATTCATATAGTATTAATGATATTTTTTTTCTAAACTATATTTCTGGTCGGATTATACGACGCATCATCTATGTAAATTGGAATATCAAATGTATATACTGTTGGTACATCGTTATTTGGCAAATCATTTTGCAACTGACTTATGATATTATTTATTCTACTATATAATGAATTTCTTACATTTACTAAATTTCCACTTATATCTTGCATATAGGAGGGTTCTTGTTCAGTAGGTTGTGACATACTATTACGTCTGGTTGTTCTCAAATCGCATCTACATACTGGACATCTTACATTTCGTTGGAACCATTGCATTAAACCTGCCGATTTAAATATATGACCACAATTACGGATTTTGCAAATATTTTCACCAACTATGAAATTTTCTAATGTAATTGGACATCGTTCTTCTCCCATTTCTTCATTATATTCAACATTTTCAATTACATTGTTTATTTGGTCTTGTGTCAATCTAGTTGCAGATGGTCTTTGCGGTATATATATTTGTGGTATTTCATAACTAATATTTGTATATTCAGTATTCCATGCTCTATTTGTATTTCGGGTTGTTCTTGGTGGTGTTCTATTATATGATGGCATTGGTTGAGTATATGTATTGTTTCTCCTTAATATATGACTATACAGCATATTTTGTTGATGTATGGTCGACCTCAACATTTGTAATAATTCTCTGGTATTTTCTTGGAATATATTTATTTGAGAAAAATATTGATTGATTAAACTATTAATCATATTTAATTGGATTCTATGTATTTCCAATAGGTGTTGTTCATTCACATTTGGTTCATTGTTATTTTGAAATTCATAAGGAGGGTCTCTGTAATTATTCATTAAATTTTCAAATATATTGGATAGTTCATTATCTAAAATGTTTGAGAGATTATCACTATTTGACATAATAATCTATATATCATATCATTATATTGTTTATGGAAATAAAATGATAAAATGTACTGTGTTTTTGTTTTTATTGATTTTTTATAGAAATACGATTGTATATGGTTTCCAATAATTATATTTGTATATGAAATTGTTCGTTCAGTAAGGACCCCCTGAAAAAAGGTCGATCTAGATTCGTTGGCCGATTTTGATTTTGGACATTTTTGGAAAAATAAAAATGTCCATTTTTCAAAAATGGCATCGAAAATTTGTCGAAAAACGTGCAGAAAGCATAATGGTGTAAATACCGAAAAAATGAAGCAAAATGTCGCTGCATAATTTTTTTCATGATTTTTTTGGCGCGAAATCGATTATCATTGGATGATAATAGAAACGCGCCGATTTTTTGTTCAAATAAAATAATTTATATTATAACATTGTTTATAATATAAATGCAAAAAATATAATCCATGAAAAATGACTGCACGCCCCAAAATGGTAACATTTCGACGCGAAATGATAACATTTGGTTAAAAATGATAATATTTTAGCTTAGCATATTTCAAGCGATTTTATAAAAAACATAATATGGAAATTATGACAATAATTTCATACCCGAGTATTCACTCATCATTCTTTTACTACTGCTTTCCACTAGTAATCCATTTGCATAAACACCATAATTTGCACGTATATGTTCATGTTCTAATGCAAAATGCCATATTGTAAATAATCCCTCTTGTTCATATGGTTCAGCACGTTCATCTACACATGCCATTAACCTATAACGTTGTTCTGTAACATATATTTTTCCCATTAATTCTTCCAAGTCTTCACGTTCTTTATCAGTAATTGTATATACAAGGATAGAATGACATCCAGTTATTATTAAATCTTCGGTTAAATCTGGATATTTGTCTTTACTGCATCTATATAAACGATTTTTCCCCCTTAATTTATCAGAAGGATTATAAATAGTCGAATTACCAATCATACATATTGGTTGATAACCACTTGAACGTGTTTTTACAAGAGCACCATTTCTTAAATCTTCGATGGGAATGTATTTTTCGGTATTTGTATCTTGGTCAAAACACAATATGTTAGTACCTTCTTTAAAACACATTATATTTTGTTGTTGAGGCTGTGACCATACTGGATATAAATACATATTAACATTATCTGGAAGACCATCAAATTGCATTCCTGGATTATAGCTAACTGTTGTATAACTACCTGGACTTCCTCGTTTTCCCTCCCAACCCAATAATGTGGCACCTGATGGTCGATTAAAGTATAGTAAATTATAAGAATCAGTGTCTGTTAATAATGTGTATATACCATTATTATCGGGAAACCCGTATTCTACATATGTTTCGGGTGACAAATTTGGATAATCGTTATCCGGGACATATGTATTCAATTGTGTGCTATCTACGTAATAATATAAACCTACACCCACCGGAAATCCAGATTCACTCATTGGACCTATTAATAAACGTGGTTCATTTCCGGTATTTTCGGTAGAATGTTCTAGTCCCTTTTGGAATTTGAATGCACGGTTTTTTTTAATTTCATATGAATTGTTGTTTATAACAAGAGAACCAGTGCTATCAGAAATATATACTAAAATGGTTTCATTAAATTCACCTTCGCCACTATCTACGTGTGTAGACATATCATTATTTATCCACATCATTGGAATGGATGAAACATTCTCTGATAATCCTAAACTTTGTAATTTAGTTTTTATGTTTTCGGGTAAATCAAGTGAGAACCTGATTTTATGATTATTAGCCGATAATTGTTCACGTTGATTTACTACAATATCATTTTGAATCAACCAATCCAATTCATCGTTGGAAAATATATTGTCAAAGAATTCGATGTTTGCCATATACATTTGAAAGAGACATTTTTTCTATATTTATTTTCTCTTTTTGTATTTTGTGTTTCTCTATCCCACAAATTACAAAATAAATAATATGAAAAAACTATTTAGGCGTTTTTTATATTATCATTTTATAGATAAAAATAAAGATAAATGATAATGAAAAAAGCGCAAAAAAACGCCTGTAATTATATATGTGAAAGTTGTAACTTTAAATGCAGCAAACCATATGATTATAATCGTCATGTAGCCACTCGAAAACACATAATGATAACAACGGGTACAAAAAAAGACGTCGAACCCGTTGATAAATTTGCATGTGAATGTGGTCGTGTATATCAATATCGTTCAGGACTATGTCGCCATAAAGTATCATGTTCGTATAAAATGCCGAATGAAGATATTAAACCAGAAAATAATAGTTTGATTGAATATGATTCGAATGCAGAATCAAATTTGGCAAAAGTAATATTGGAATTAGTACGGGAGAACAAAGATTTCAAAAATATGTTGATTGAGCAGCATAAAACCATGATTGAAATTGCACAGAAAACATCGATTACAAATAATTCGAATAATACAAACTCGAATAATAAACAGTTCAATTTGAACTTCTTTTTAAATGAACAATGTAAGAATGCAATTAATTTATCTGAATTTGTTGAGAACGTGAAATTAAGTTTGACTGAACTAGAAAATTTTGCAGATATGGGATACGTTGATGGTGTAACGCAGATTTTTATGAATGGGTTGAAAGATATGGATATTTATACGAGACCGCTTCATTGTACTGATATTAAACGTGAAATTATGCATGTTCGTGAGAATAATACGTGGATAAAGGACACTCCTGACCAAGCAAAAATTAAATCGGCTATACGCCGAATTGCGTTTCGCAATATACAGCAAATCAGTGAATGGAATAAATTGCATCCTGAATCGGAGGTACTTGATAGCGCAGAATACAATCGTGCATTTCAAATTATGAAAGAATCACTGGGAGATACGTGTCCTGGCGGTGTTGAGAAAAACAATGAAAAGGTATTAAAGAATGTAATGAAAGCGGTTTATATTGATAAACAAGATTTAGTAATTCAACCTAGCAGTGAAACTATATAAAATAATTGTATTTTGGAAGGGTCAGTAAGGACCCCCGAAAAAAGGTGGATCTAGATTCGTTGGCCGATTTTGATTTTGGACATTTTTGGAAAAATAAAAATGTCCATTTTTGAAAAATGGCATCGAAAATTTGGCAAAAAACGTGCATAAAGCATAATGATGTAAATACAGATTTTTTAATGCAAAAAGTCACTGCATAATTTTTTTGGTCGATTTTTTGGCGCTTTTTGGATTATCATTGAAAGGTAATAGAAAAGCGTCGATTTTTTACTCAAATAATTTAATTTATACTATAAGATTGTTTATAATATAAATGCAAAAAATATAATC